GGGAAGTGGTTGATGATACTAAAACCGAATTGCACCAAATAATCCTAAAAACCCTTTTCGCTATTCCACATAGATAGGAGAACGAAATGAGTATGTGGCAATACAAAAATGATCAGCGTGAACTTTACAAAAGAATGATGAAGGATACTGATCCAAATATTAAACAGGAACACACCTGTCAGAAGTGTGGTGAATATACCTTCAAAAGTGAACTCAAAAAATATGGAATGTGTTATGCCGATTATTTGATTTCAACTGGCGAAGCTAATATGACTCGTAAATAACTGACCCCGGGTAGTTGTATATCTTGAGTATCTATGTGCATAATGTATAGAACACCCACAGAATAAGAAGAAAACAAAGGAGAACGAAATGAAGCTAAAATTAGAAACAATGAAAAATAGTCCTTTTTATATATCAACGGAGAATCTGATATATGACGAGTGTGATAATTACAAACAATCTCTGGCAGTAAAAAACAAAATTGCTAAATCCAGACTTGTTAGGGTGAACAAAGCGATCACCGAAGAAAGAAAAAGACTCAAAGCGATAATTGCTGATCACGAAAAAAAGATAAATGATCTTGTTGGTTATCGTAAACAGTTCAAGAAAGAAATTGAACAGGTTTCGACTGAGTATAGTTTTAGAAGAAAAATCAATGCACTGCTGAAAAAGCATGGTTATTTATCTGTGTGGTGGGATGGTGATGAAGATGTTTTTACAACTTGGGTTTACTCAGATGATTTCGATGCTGAGAAAGACTTTGAAGGCGATCCATTTCAAGCCGAACACTTTTGTGATGATTATGAAGAAGCATATGAAAGATGTTTAGCCTACATTGAGCATCATGAAACCAAAAACAGGGCAGCCAACTAAGGCTGCCTCACCTTGGGTTGTTGTATTTATCGACAATATATGCACATAATACATAGAACGCTAAGAACACATGGGGGAAACATGAGTAAGAAGGAAGCAATTAAGTCCCTTCAGATCAAGAAGGGTAAGCACAGAAAACCATTTGTGTTGTATGTGCCATTAAAGTTTGCACCGACATCAATTCCATTGATGGAAAAATATCTAAACAATAAGAAATGCAAAGTCTTGAAGGAACAGTTTAAGGAGAGACAGAGCAAGAATGCTTATTCCCTTCCAGCCTTAGAAAATGCGATTGATTATGCATTTGATAATAAAGCCAACATCATTGCTGCCAACATGGGAAAAAGACTGAGGAACATCAAAGTCATGACCCTGTTAATCACCGCAGCTGCCAAAGGCATTAAGTTTTACCATTTTGACACCACCTTTAAACACGCGACCCCAATGCATCCAGAAACCCTGATCACGATCTCGGCTCAATATCGGGCTGCATTGTCAGAGACAGTGACCGAGAAGATGAAGAAGATGAAAAAAACGGGTTACACCGATAAAGATGGGAATATGAGGTATTCATTCGGCTTGCATTCCAAGGAAGATTTGAAGAAAGCCGGGGAGGGCGGGGCTAAGGCTCATAAAGCCAACTACACCCAATTCGCCAAAAAGATTAAGCCTGAGATCGAAGTCATTGAGAAACAGGGTCACACCACTTTGGCTGCCATTGCAACCGAACTCAATCGCAAGAAGATTGCATCCCGGTATGGAGGAGGGTGGCACCCATCAACAGTGAGAAACATCAAAAACAAAATAGGAGAGCTGACGTGAGAAATAAAAATCTGAAAAAGTTGGAAGAAATCCGAGAGAGCAAGGAAATAGCTGACCTAGAAAAAGTGATGAGCCGAGCTAAAATCATGATGGGAAACAATAAACCATTCTATCCATCCATCGATGCGTTGATTGAGTCATCGCCCTACAAGGATGAGCCTGACAAAAACGAAGTCCTGAAACTGTTTTCAGGCGCAATGCTGCTTAGAATGCTGCATCACGATGTCCGAAAAATAAACGGAAGCAAAGAGGCGATTCAAATGGGGATGTTTGTCGCTGAATCGGGATATTTGGGCGTACAACTACTGGTCTCAGTGATTCTTCTGCGCGGAGCCAACAAACCCATTACGGGGTCAGACCTGTTCCTTAGCATGTATGAGTTGGGGATCGCTGCCTCCAAAGGCAGTGTGGATAAGGCACTCCGATCAGCAGTCGATCATGGGGTCTTCACCAAGCACACAGGCACCGATAAGAGGGTTTATCACTATGGCTTAAACCACGACATGATCGAGCCGTTTAATCGATTCATGACCGATTATTTTGGACGCATAACCAATCTCAGCCCAGAGGACTTTGATGAGGTGAGACAAGGCACGTTTCCAGCGAGTGAAGTGCCAAAAATGTTTGCCTCATTATTGGGTTAAATAATAGGGTTAAAAAATAAACCCTAAAATACAATGTATTTTTGAAGACGATTAATCTTGACCACAAGTAGATGAAAAGAATAGGATTTAGAACATGAAAGAAACACCACCCAAAAAGAACCCGGAAATGAACATATATTTGACCCAATACAAACTCGATGGACAATTTGAATGGAATGAGCAAGTCCATCACATGGCACTCTTTGATGGCAAAGTCTACAACGTGAAATTGAAAGACATCACCGACATCATCTGGAATGGACAGAAATTGAAAATGTTGGGTCAACAATTGCTCGATCTGGCAGAAGGGCGCATGCATTCGAGTTCCAAAGTCTCGGCAGCCCAATCCGCTGTCTTCATCGCCAACCGAGAATCCAAAGATCGATTCAAAAAAAAAGAAGCCAATCTGAAGGATTGGAAAAAAGCATTCAAAGCCATTAAATGACTGCATCATCCCTAAATTCATGGATAGGATTCAACACGCTTGAAAACCAGTCATTTGATTCAATGAATACCCCCAAATCAACCACAAACAGGGAATATCTCAACACAGCAACCGCCTTATTTTCGGCATACCTATTGCGTATAATATATACATTGTCTAGTTTTATAGGTTCAGAACTCCTAACAGTTGTTTTAGAATTTACAACTCTATGGAACCCAAGTTGTTGTATTGATTTAATCCCCTCTAAAGAGGAGAGAAATCATGCAAAGATCAAGAATCAATGCTAATAAGTACCTTACTATATTCGTCAGAAAATACCAATGTCCAGACTCTCAGGAATGGAAATCTTTTGGAGACAATATGCATCTCGTTAAATCAGATGTTGCTGTCGCAAAAAGAATCCTAGAAGGCGAACACTACAACTGTACTCTGGTTAGATATCTCGATAGAGATGATCCGATAGATCCTTGGAGAGCAGTCATCGCCACCACCCCAGTTGAAGAAATCAGGCTTTGATCATGACTAAATATGTTCACACTATATACGGGCTGGCTGAAGATACTTTTTCTGAGGAAAAGGACAACAGCAATGGCAACACTAATAACATTGAAGCTGCTGAAGGAAAATTGACCCCTTGGGATTGGTTATCTGGATCACTAATGAAGGATCTGTTTAATCTTAATATCTGGGATCCAGATGCAAGGAACACGCTTTTGAAGCAGATTATGAATGCTTTGAATGGTAGGTTCCCTGAGCCACTTAATATCACTCCTCAGATGCTATATGGCACCGAAGCAGAGGTGGCTGGAATGCGAACTTGTTTAACATTAGCTGGATTGCCAGTCAGTGAATTGCTTTTTGAATGGCAGTTTGGCACCGCCTTTTATCATAAGGACCTGAAGCTGGCTTGCAGCTTGGATGGGATCTATGAAATCGGTGATCAGCCAATTGCAATGAGATCAGACCCTGATCACAATGTCATCACTCCAAACGATGAAACATTGTATCTATCCGGGAAGGGTGTCATAGAGCATAAGACCACCAGAGACAGTTATGATGATAAAACAATCTGCCCTGATTATTATGAGATCCAAGCGAAAGCCAATCTTGAGGTGATGGCATCCAATGATCCTGATTTTAAGTGGTATGCAGTCTCAGTGATCTATGGCAATCGCCCTCATATTTATTTCTTTGAAAGGGATCCCAATTTTGCAGCTGTCTTGGAAGACAAGGTAAATGATTTTTATCGGAGGTTGGAAGAAGAAGATTATTATCCCCCGGAGACATCCAAAGGATGCGATCTACTCAATCCATTAATCAATGAGGAAAGATGCATCAATCTCTCGCCTGAAGCCTTAGATGCAGCACAGGCGATCCAAAGCCTTAAAAGTGCCATGAAGGAGATGAAAAAAACCATCGATCTCAATGAGATGATCATCAAATCAGAAATGGGAGATGCCGGAGTAGGGATCGCATTCTATAACGATGATGAAGACAATGAGATTTTAGTCAAAGCCACTAGGCAGATCAGAAACTACAAAGCAACAGGTGAGAAATACATTCCAGCTAAACCAGCCAGAACTGTTCTATCCCCAACCATACAAATTAAGGAAATAACCAATGACTAAGAAAACCAGATCAAAAGAATACAATGAGTTCTTTGAAAGAAGAAAGATTTTAACGAGCATGACTGGATTATCAGGATCAGAATACCGCACTCGGAATAATTGCTTAGATACCTATGATGCGATCCTTCGGTTTTATCTAAAGAATGATAAATGTCCTACGATCAGAGAATTGAAAGAGGAGTTGGATTTAAACAGCGAGAGTCCTGTGTATGATCGAGTTCAACATCTGAACTCTCACCATTTAATTTTCAAAGATGGAAACGGGCAAATCAGTTTAAGAGAACCCAATTTCAATTTTTGATCAGTCCTTGGCTTTGTGGATATTCAGAGCCAGCATTTCTATTGCACGATAAATCTGATGGATAATTGCATTATCCTTCGGAGTTTTCGTGAACATACAAATGGCAGATGCGACTGAAATAATCATAGTCACGATGTTTATTATCTGTTCCATGTTTTTACCTCTATATTATTATTTTTTTCGATTCATAAAGCCGACAGCAGACCGCACCCCAAAAGATGCTGCTACGATCACACTCAATAAATATTGATACCAATCAGGCATTTCTTCCAAGACTGCAAAACCTTCTTTAACATAAGGCACCGCAGCTGGAATAAAACATAATATTAATGGAATTGAAAAAAGGAGGGTGAGCCACTCATCTTTGAAACTGTTGCCTGAATTTTGTTGAGCAATTGAATCCCAATCGGCAGCATGTTTGGCTTT